AAAGTGGAAAGGTAAAATACCTTTCATGGCCTAATATATGCAAAGTCGCTGATGCGTTGGAGATCAGCATAGATGAATTAAGATAAAACAAAAAA